GGGTATAGATATGCTTTCACTTGCCCAATTTTTAATGCTTGGATTTTCATCCAAGAAGTTCATAAACTTAAGTTCCCAACTGCTGCGATAACGTATACTACCACGACCAGCATATTTTTCTGGGTTTTTAGGGGTAAAGATACCTTGACTATACTTTAGACTCATGATAACAAATTTCTAGCAACATTAGTAGATACGTTATTGTTTAACTTGTATCCTAGTTTGCTAGTTGGTCCTTTGGCACTATTAAAGAAACTAATGAGCAGTGTTTTAACGCTACTACTATTTGCATTTTTTTGAAAATCTGCAAGCACCGTTAGCGGATCAAGGTTATTGTTGTAGGTTAGCGCAATAACACTTTGTGCAAGAGCATTTGCTGCATTTGCATCACTAGTCAGTGTAAAGAAGTATCCATATACCTGACCCCATACATCTGCACTTACCTGTATAGGTTGTGTAAAGTATCCATTGAAGAATACCTGACTGCTAAATGCGTTTTGTATAGTGGTTGGTGTATTTGTCATATAGTTATTTACACTTTACGTTTATGCAACAGATGTATTAACATTGTTGTTGTATGTGATATAACTTCTTGCAATACCAGTTAGGTCGGTATTTGGTGGATAATTAAGTTGGTTTATATGTGACTCTGCCAGCGTTATCTGACTTTGTGGAAAACCTTCTGTGAGCAGTGTTTGTTGCCATGTTTGACTGTTGTAAACAGGTGCTACAGGGTTTGCTGGATCACTGAATGTAAAAGTAGGTGCAGGCGTTACCTGACCATAGTTTATAGTGCCATAACTGGTTGTAGTCGGGTTATCAATATATTCTTGTGCAAGAAGCACTCGTGTAGTGCTATCACTGTGAACATTATTTGCAACGGCTGCTGCTGCTATTTGTTCTGGAGATAGTCCGTCAACAAATTTTAGCGCAGAATTAATTTGGTCATTATTATAACCACGTTGAGATAGTAGTTGTCCAGTGCTACCATCTGCATATGTTAACCCCAGTTGATCACTAGATACACTGATATCACCGTTGCTGCTTGCACTAGCACCAGGTGGTGTGCTATCAGGCAAGTTTTGTGTAAACACTGGTGGCAGCGGAACTGTACTGGGGAACTGTATATTTTGGTTATTTTGTTGAATTGCTGCTAGTTCCTGTGGTGTAAATCCACCTTGTGCAGTTTGGTCAAGGCTTTGACCTTGGTATACAAACCCAAAACTGCCATGTGGTTGGTTTGTTTGATATCTGTTAGTAAATTCTGTTGGTTGTTGTACCAGATAACCAGTAGTTGGGTCAATATAACTGCCTTGAGGATATTGTCCAGTTATACCACTTTGGCTTGGGTCATAAAATCCATTTTGTGCAAAACCAGGAGTGCCACTTGCATATCCATCTTCATAGACTACGCCATTATAACGTATCTGCATGGTAGCTTCCATAAGTCCCTGTCCATCAGCATATTCATGAGTATCATGACTAAAACTAGTGATAACAGGACTCATAAGAGTAATTTTATTACTATCGCCACGATTTAAACTGTAAATTTCAATAGCACTAAAAAATGGAGAAGTACTGCCATGATCTAATCCCCATGCACTGAAATTTCGGTCAGTATAACGGTCATCGTTATTATAGGTGTTTAAATCATATGTTCCATCGGCATAATAGTAGTTATAATAGTCTTGCCACAACTGACGAAGTTCATTTTGATTATCATCATGAAATTTAATATTAATTGGTTCATACTTAATACGATCTTGAATATAGGTATGACGATTATACTGATTTAAATCTTTAACATCAAATGTAAAACGAGGTAAATCAATAGTTTTTACTAGATAACTTATTTGACGAGTGTCTGTTTGAGAAGGAGCATTCGCACTTAAAATAAAATTAACCTGAAAAAGATACTTTAACTTTGGAGCAAGTGCAAAGTTATTGCTGCGAAATATTTGCGAGGCATGAGCATAATCATGTACTTGTCCACCGTTTAGTAGACTGTTAAGTATTGAATTTAATATGCTCATGGCTCAACCTTTAGCCAGTTACGCTATGACCGCTTGTACGAGTAACCGTCTTACCTACGCCACTTGTGCTTGGAATCTGCAACGCATTGTCATAACGAATTGTCATTTGAATTGTTGCTGGATCATTACTGCTATAATCAAAACTGTTATAATTAACTTCTTGAATAAAGCAACCATAAATTTCCCACTCTTCAAGTGTAGTTGGATTATTAGTTCCATTACCACCATCAAGTGCTTCAAAGCGAGTAAGGAATTTGTAGTCAATGCCACTTACTGCACTGCTTTGTTCAGCAAAGTCAAATTGCTTTTGAACCTGTTCACCAACAAGTAAACGAACGCTACCATTTGCATCATCACGAAACTCAACAGTAATAGTTTGCCATGTAGGTTTACCCTGAATGTACATACGACTGTTGTAAATTGGAATTTCAACACTATCAAACTGTAAGTTTGGACGTGTAAAACTCATAACTTGCTTTGTTAATTCTGTACGGGGGCTAGTAATACCAAAGTTTTCAAAGTTCACTCTAAAGCGATACTTTAGCAAAGGCATCAATACGCCCTGTGTATTTGCGCTTTGATCACTTGCTGATGCCACCGGCACTGTCATGTTTAGTAGTGATGCAACTGCCATCTTAAATCTCCTATAAGATTATTTATAACAAATCACTATCTTTTATTTTGTCCGCACATTAAAAAAGCCGCTATAAAAGCGGCTTTTTAATTCTTGTATAGTTGTTATATATTATGTAAGTGCTACGCTAGGTGTAATATTGCTTAAACCACCTTGGTTTGCATTAGTTCCACCAATAGCACCAGTATTCAAGATACGAACTGGAATATAGATGAACTCAACTGCCTTGGTAGGTTCAATTGCGATATCAATGTGTAGTTCATTACGATCAATAGTAGTTGGTGTATTATTTGTAGTATCACACACCACCAGATAATCATAAACACCACGCTGTGCCTTAACATCGTTTAACAAACCTTCAATTGCTTGCTTTGCTTCATTACGAGTAATTGTATCGTTTGGTTCAAAGATAAGTGGCTTTGCAAGACGCTCTAGGTTATAACGTAGGTAGTTAATTAGTCGTGCTACGTTAATACGGTCTAGTGCAGTTGCGTTTGCCTGACGAGTGTGGTTACCATAGTTTATGATACCATCTGTTGGGAATACAGCAACAGGGTTAACATTATTTTGATATAGAAGATCACGAAGACCTTGGTTAGTACCAATACTTACAAACTTACCAGTTGTGCGGTTAACATAACCAATCTTGATTGCATTATCAATCTTACCACGGATACTGCCTGCTGGTGCAAACCATGGATGACTGTTTTGGTCACTGTTTACAACCATGCGTAGTATACTGTGGGTAATTGGAACAACAACCTGACCAACACCATCAAGAGCATTGGTATAAGCAGCGCCTGGATAGAACACCGCAGTGAAACTATCAGTTGTTGCTAGACCATCTTCACCAGTTTGTGATACTGCGCTAGCATTTGTAACATAGTTACCAACAGTGGTTAGATCACTTGCAAGACCCATTGGAGTATCGGCTAGGATAAATCCAGTGTTACGGCGGTCATTGTTAAGTGTAACTAGGTTGCTTGTTACTTCTGGATAACCAGGGCAAACAAGTAGGTTAAAGTTACGTTGATCTTCACGAGCAGTAGTGCTATTGTCAACTGCTTGCTGCAGCGCACTTACAACCACACTACGTTGTGCCTTGCGTCCAAAATAAGGAACGTTCTGTTGATTCTTACCGCTTGCACTCTGCCAAGTAGCAGCAACATTTGGAAGACTTTGTAGTGGATAGTTTGTGTTATTAAATTTACTTGCAACATACTTCTTAACATTGTAACTGCTGCGACGGGTATTGAATAGTAACATACCACGTGGATATACTTGTGGGTTAGGAACATCCAAGTCAACATAATCACTTGTTAAGAGGCTTACGATTGTTGGTTTTGCATCAAGCGCAGGGTCTGCTGTACCAGCAGTGTCCCAACGAGCATCACTAAACAGAATACCATTTTGTGTTGTAGTATCAGTAGTATCGATTTGTAGCCACTGATCAACACCGCCAACACGCTGCCAACGATAAATCTGTGGATAATTTTCTAGGTCTGCTGTGCTAACCCAAATATCACCATATACCAGTGCAGTACCATCTGTTTGTTTAGTTGGTGCACTACTGCTGATAAATGGACCTAGAGGGTCAGTATTGCCTAAGTTATAACCACGAGCATCACTGGTTACATTGTGATAACCTTTCCAGATAGTGCCATTGTTAATCATGATATCTACTTCAAGTGGAGTTTCATAATACCATAGAGTGCCATCTGCTGGTGCAGTAGTTGGTGCAATGCTTGTTTGATACAGTAATTCTGCTGGCTGCCAATTAGTTGCCGTAAGAACACCACTACCAGCATCATCATAAATGTTAGGTGTGGCAGTAGTAATACCAGCAGCAGTTAGTGGTGTTCCACTGGTATTAGTGAATGTGATATCACCAGCATTCGTGTTAGTAAACTGAATGTTTCCAGTACTTGTTAGCGCACAAGTAATATATGGAATATTTGCTGCTAACACATCACTTACAAAACTTGCTGCGCTAGTACCACTTAATGTAATAGTATATGTGCTGCTTAATGCACTGCTGCCAGGCACAGTAGTTTGAATAGAAAACGCATTAGATGAGGTAAATGTTGGGTTTGCAACCGTGCCAGTTACTACCAATGCACTACCATAGCCCATCCATTGCAGCAATTTCATACTAGCACTGCCATCGGCAATAACATCATATTTTACAAATAGTGTATCAGTTGCAATTCCAATACCACCAAGAGTTGGATCAAAATTATAAATTGCATTGCGGCGACGTTGAAATAGTGGTGCAGGGATTAAATTATATTGTAGACTTGCGCCATTCCAACGGTAAACATACATGTTTGCGCCGCTGTTTACTGCTGTTGTCTTAATCCAAACACTGCCAGTTGGTTCAGGAGTAGTATCTGTGCTTCTCCATGCAGGCACCTGATAGTGCGGAGCAAATGCAAATGCTACACCAGCATATGTTCCACCACTGATGCCAAGAGTTGCTAGCGGGGTGCCACTGGCATTTGCAATTGCAATTTTACCATCAACTACTGTACCATTGCTTTTTGCTGCGCTTGTTACAAAAATGTTTAGGTAACCATTTACGCTTGCTGCGGTTACACCAGTAATAGCAGCATTATTAATCTGTGTTACAAGGCTTGCTAGTGTTGTGCTACTGAAAGTAATCGTTGTGCCATTGATAGTAATAGCATTACCAGTTGTAATTGAACTAGGTTGTAGCGTACCAACAATAGTAGGTGTTTTAGCCTGCCACGCAGTAGTTCCTAACCAGTTCCAACTGTTGTCATATGCCTTCTGGTATATTGGGTTCTTAACATCAGTTGCAACAACTGCAAAACTGCCAACAGTACCGATGCTACTTAGAGGAACACCACTGGTTAATTGTGCGGTGCTTGTGATAACGATTGGAGTTTGAACATTGAATACATTATTAACTGCATCCCAAACAAAGATACCATATTTGCTGGTAGCAGTATTCCACCATTGTGTGCCATCTGCAACATTACCATAAGGACGGCTGCTACTACCAGTAAGTGCTACAAGATCAACGTCAGCACGTAGAATATATGCCTGATTAGTGATACCCAACACACTATGTGCGGCCATTAGTCCATATTCTGCAAGTTCACTACCAAAAATGCGATTGCCACTGGAATCGCTTGGGAAAATTGGTAGTCCATAATTTGTAAGCAAATCTTTTTGACTTGCTACAAGTTGTAGTACGTTTGCGCTTGAACTTGTTGTATAAGTTGCAGTTCCGCCTGCAGTACTTGTTTTGTTTTTTGCTGTTGCGATAACGATAAACGGTACGGTTCCTGGTCCGTTTGGAGCATAATTGCTCTCATCAATGACTGAAACTGATACGCCTGGTGAAACTAATGTTGCCATAGGGTCTATTCCTTTAAGGTGTTGCTAATATTTAGCGGAATAGAGCAAAATGGGTGTTTTATAAAAGGTTATATGCGGACATTATAACAAATTTGCAACAGCCGCTTGTAAATCTTCAATAGTTCCGTCATTATCAATAACATGATTCATGTTTGCATTAACCCAAGACCATTCACTTGGATGAATATCATGCGGTTCTTCACCATGTTTAATAAGATTTACCATCCAATCAGGAAATTCACTACGTTTAACTGCCCATACTTCACCGCCAAGTTTGCGAATCATATTGATTTCATTTGGGAAGCGAGTATCTGGAATAACAATATTACTGGCTGTTGCTGCATAAGGTAACTCATTGTAACCTTGTATCTTTGAAATCTTGCGTTCAAGACTTGCAATCCAAATGTCTTCGTGAAAATTAACACGACAAACATCGGTTCCCCAATACTGCAAAACCCAACGAGGTGTAAGGTTAGGTATGTTTAGACGGTCTGCCCACCATTCATCACGCTGTTCTCGCCATTCACGAGACTCGTTGGTATCGCCTTCAAGCAAATGACGAGGCCATCCAAATACACTGGCAACCATATCTTTAAGGCTGTCAGCAAAACTATACTTGTGAAAGCCGTAATTGTTTACAAGAATGTCTGCAACGGTTCCTTTGCCACCACCGATAAGACCGCATACACCAATTATTTTCATGGTTTTACTTTATCAAAGAATTAAGGGAATGTCAAATATTATCCGATAACAAACCACATTGGAGTTTCGCCAGCAACATAATTTGTAAGTTCAAGTTCAAGTGCATCAATCTTTGCTTGACCACGTGTAAGAAGATCACCACCATTAAGTGAACTGCCACCTTGTGGACCAGGCAGCGTAGCAAACTTACTTCTAGCCTCACCAAGCATCATCATACAACGAGCCAGAGTATACTCACGTAACCAAGGATTTGCATAGATATCATTGAGTAGCGTAACATCGGGCTTGAAATTTTCACTCCAGATAAGAATAGTTTCTTTGTCTGCACGTGGACGACGCATAATGGTAAGTTCTTTACTAGTCTTATTAAACGTGTAGTTAATATAACCACCAAACATCTTTGCGGCTTCTTTTAAGAATGAACTATAAAGATAATAAGTTGATAGTCCACCAACACGACCGCTTTGGATCATATAGAAGTTTACGAAACCTGCCTCAAATGGTTCATACTGTGAACTTGTGCCACTGTTTGCACCAATATTGCGCTTGAATACATTACGCACACTTATAACTTCATTTGGCAGTGTATAGGTATTTTTATCCATTATCAATTCAAGAAATGAATAACTTTCTTCTACGCTATTGCTGCTGCGTTGACGATAACGAATAAGTGCTTGCTGCAAACTTGTTTCAAAATGAATTGGATCAAGTTCAACGTCTACCATTCCGTCGCCAAGGCTATAACGCACATAATCAAATACAGTTGTTTTAAGTTCTTGTAAGGTTGCCATACAAATATTTATGACTAACGAGTATCCCAATCACGATGGTGGCTGATGAGTTGATCACCGTATCGCATCCAGAAATAAATCTCATCTTCTGGTGTAAACTGTGCTTCAATAACTACCACATACCCAATATAACCATCAGGAGAGTTTATGCCTGTCTTGAATATAGGAGTTTCTAGTGCATGCTCCATTACCCATGCACCAGCCTCACTCTTCTGCCATTCTATAATAGGACCAGCAGCATAGAGTTGAGCATCTTCTACATCACCCATACGGAAACGATGAACTATCATGCGGTTATTTACGCTGCTCCAAATCGCATAATATAGTGCGTCAAATCTTCTGGTGCAAATTCTGCAGTTACTACCACACGATATTCAATTGATGCAATATTATAAGCAGCAATGAAAGTTACACTGTCCTTAATAGCATTATCCCATACCCAACGATAATTTTCACACTGACTCCAACGTATATTGGCTTCACCTTTTGCACGTTCTAACGGGTCAAGATAGTGTGTGGTATCCCTATAATTTGGATCATAAAAAGCAGTATCAAATACTCTAATTTCTTTAGAAGGGCACATCTTCATCTTCTTTACCTTCATACCAATCTACGCCTGGGTCTTTGCCATCCACGATTGTCTTTGTCATACGATCCATCTTACGCTTACTTGCTAACTTTTCTTCACGGTCAGCAACAGTCTTGTCCTTGAAGCCAAGCATAGACATATACTCACGAGACTGCATCCAACCGTGCATAAAGTGGATGCAATCCTCTGCGCTACCACTGTAAATGGTGACACCACGAGTATAGATTGGCAGCACATCGCCATCATCTTTTGGAACAGTAAGTGCAAAATCACTACCATTACTTGGTTCATATCCAAGGGAATTAAACGCACCACGGCTTGGATTAATTTCAAATCCAAGACGAGTAGCAAGTCTTGTCAAATCGTTGATGATACGGAAGTGATTGTAATTTGTCATTATACATATCCTATGATAAGTTTCACCAAATCTTCTTCATTCAAGTAGTAATGCCTACAACTGAATGTCTCCGCTGTATAGTAAATGGTAGGTTGCGCTTGAAACCACTTATGCCAAAAAGATGTACAACTTTCAAAGTTATCGGAAAGATAACCGTGCAACTTGTTGATTTGCCTACGATCACGCACAGTAATACGATGGCTATAATATGATTTCAACTTATTACGTCCATCTATCTTTACCCAACGAGTGTGGGTGTCCAAGTATCCACTGTCGTATTTCATAGTCTCAAGCCTTGTGATGTTGCCAATGTGTGTCTGAACCGCCAAGGTGACCCCAATCACTGTCTACCGTCAGTTTGCTTGTAATTCCACCACGAGGACGAAATTCAATTTCAATGCGAATACGATCTGGTTCATATACTGCCATAAGATGCTTATACATTACATCTATGCAGCGTTCGTAAGAGATAACAGTATCACGATACTGATAGAAATATTCTTTCAAACTTTTTAGTTCAATAGTGCTATCTTTGCCATAAAACCAGATTATGATATGACCAAAATCAGGTTGATTATGCACACCAAGAAATGTAAACTCTGGCACATCAATCTTTTGCTCATATCCACGAGCCGCATTAGGAAGTGATTTAAGCACTGCCACATCAATTGTATCCCAAAGTTTCTTCATATTACCTCACTGATTTAAGAATTACTGTATCACTGTTTAGGCGACCTGTCAAGGCAATTTCTGTGGCACGAATACCATCCATAAACTTACGCAGTTGAATTTTTCCACTACCCATAAATGCCTTCATCTGCTCTTGTGGCTTGCGTAGTGTCTTTGCCACACTTGTTTTTTCATCAAAGCCAAGAACGGTGCTGCCCTTGATACCCAATACACCACTGCTTACCGCAGCCACATACTTGCCAATCTTACGTGTCTTGGTGTTGTATACCCACAATTCTGTGGCACCAATGATGTCGGTAGGGTTGATGGATACAAGGTTAAGTTCCTTGAACTCACTCATATACTTTACGCCCTTGACAATCTTTTCCTTGCTGACAGGACGAGCCTTGCGAACCTTGCGAACAGCCGCCTTAACTACGCCATAGGTTGTAAGAGCATCAAACAGTGCCTTGTACCAGGTATCATAACGCTTGAACACTGCCTTAGTCATCCAAGAATAGGCTTCACGTAGGCAAGCATCGCCTTTCTTATCTTGACCTTCAAGCAACTCTGCATATTGCTCTGCATACTTTTCACGAATACGAGCAACAAATGCCTGTGGCATGTTCTGTTCACGAAAGTAAGCCATGAAGTCAGGCGTGTCAGTAGAACCTTCCATCATTGCATCAAACATAACTTCCAAATCACCAATAGTATCAGCCAACTTATCACGCAGATGATCTTGTACATTACGCTTTGCAACTGGCTTAACCGTTACTTGTTTCTTTTCCGCAAGACGAGCATTGCCATATGCCAATAGTTCGCCAATCTTATTGGTAATGAACTCTGCATCATGTGCCATTGGCGCACCACGCAGTATCATCTTGGAAACGCTACCAATGGTAATGCCAACACGACTGTCTTCACATTCAGCAAAAGCAGCAATCTCACTCTTGCCCCATTTAAGGTGTGTCTGACCAAACTCCACGACATACTTGCGCATATCGGCGGCACTCATGTAATAATTGTAGAAATACAATGCGTGAGTGATCTCCTGACGCAATTGGTCAGGAGTCCACTTATGTGCATTAATCCACACTGGTTCAGGACCAGTGAACTTTTCGTCCATAAACTTAGGTTGACGGTTAACCGTCTTCTTAGGTTTGGTTCTTAACATGAGTGCGGACTTAGCCATTTCTTACTTCTCCAAATTGCGGTCATAGAAACCATAGTGTTGCGAAATATAACGATCATACTTGTCATCAATATGACCATTGTCAAACCGTTCCCATGAATGGTCATTAAAGTAGTCATAACCGTAATCATAGGTTGTGTCAACATATTTCTGTTGTGGTGCTGCTTCCATTGCCTCTACCAACTGCGCAGTAGGCACACCATGATGCTTGTAACCCTCTGTGCACATATCATAATACGATGTGCTTGGTGTCATTTCATAGTCTTGGTCAGCCATGCTATAAACCCAAGCAATGTAACTTTCAGTCTGGGTTTCAACTAATACACGGTGACGCAAATAGTAAGAAGGAAACCCTTCAAGACGATCAAGCGCAATCATATCCTTATCGCTGACTTCCCATAACACGCCGCTGACAATAGTGCCAGGATTAATCTCAACATCGGCATGGTTACGAAACACAAGACGATAGTCGTTCAGATAGGCAACACCAACTAGCGTAGCATCAGGGCAACGCTTTGCCATTTGCTCTGGGTGGGTGTTCATTCCGTATCCGAAATAATAACTGCGATATTCCATAGTAAACTCCTTACTGTAACGGGCAGACCTTGCCCAAAGAGAGGCATACATTGCCCCATGACTTAAAATACCACGTCCTAGAGATTTGTCAAGCATTATTTTTAATTATATTACGGTTAAGAAAACCCTTGACAAATAGCCCAATTATGGTAAAATATAGAAATGTGGATGTTAATCTTCCTTTTAACCCTATTGGGGTTCATGTTGGTTTGGAACCTTGCAGAAGCAATGTGGGAACTGGATCATTGGATTGCTACCGCCGAACAACGGGAGCGAGATGGCTATGATTATGAAAATGATATGCCAGTCAAACCGCAAATAACTTTACCAAAACCCGCACCAGAAGATGTTCAAAAAGCAACACTTTCTTTACAGAACTTTCCAACATCGCCCATAGATGCCAAGGCAAAAATTGCCAGATTGATGAAAAAACAATAAACTCATTAAATAATGAGTGCGTTATGTTTTGGGAATACTTGCTTTATTATTAACTACTACTATTGCCCACGCACAAGATTGCGATTGGGTAGGTGAATACCTACATTATGACTCATGTAAAGTAGAAAGTAATCTTGGCAATACTGATGTTTTTGTAGGTAATCGTGATTGGTATTATCGTTTTTATGGTACTAAGGCAGAGAAACGAAGACTAGTTTATACATACTATACCAATACTCGCACGTGGATACGTGATTATACACTAGAAGATATCTTATGGAGTGGTGGACAAAAACCAGGCAGTGGTTCATGCCGTGAAAATTACAACAAATTAGGCAAACCGTCTACCCAATCTTGGGACATAACCGATGGCACAAAATTGTGTCTTTATTAAAAAAATTTGGGCAATAAAAAAGGCGGGAATTTTTCCCGCCTTAATCTTATCTCTATGTTCTAAACAATTAGAACTTTGCAGTTAGACCAAATGCAAAAGCATCGCCAGTTGCATTGAAACTTGATGAAGTATCAAAACTACGATATACAGTTGCGCTTACGCTGTAAGTTGAATTGATGTCATAAGTTACACCAGTTCCAAGACGATGGCTCTGATAACCATAAGTTCCAGTGTCCATTGCACTACGATAACGATACTGAACAGCATTAATAGTTAGACCGTCCATTACCTTATAGTCTGCATTGCCATATACAGCAAAGTATGGGAAGTTAGCAGTTGTAAACTTCTCACCAACGCCAACCTTACCACTTAGGGTAACGCCAGAGAACGCAGGAAGAGCATAGCCAGCCTGTGCTTCTAGGTTTTGGTTCAACTGTGAACCTGAAACCTGAGTAGTGCTTGCAGCACCACCGACGGAGAAACCACCACCAAGATTGTGCTTGTAAGTTACGCCATAGGTATCATCAACCTTTGCACCAAAGTTGTTGCCAAGGTCTTGTCCATATTCAACCTTCAAACTATCATTTGAAGTAGCAGCAGGAGCAGCAACTGGTGCAGTTGCAGCAGGTGCCTTTGCCTTGCTTGGTAGATCAGTTGCACTTGCTGCAACAGTAAGAGCCAATAGTGCCATAGTAGTTG